TAAGATACCGACGGCAAGCGGTTTATTCTGAGTGAAAGTCAAAATACCCATGAATATGTATGGGGGTAAAAACGAAATGTGTATAATAGGATAGGGGAGTGGAGAGGTGTATGTGTGGTGATTATGAAAGGGTTAGGGGAGTGTAGGTCGTGAGACGTGGTTAAAACGAAATGTTACTTTTGCTTTACTTATGCGTTACTTTTAAGGCTGATTGAAAGCTGTTATATAAGTTTGAATGTTACATCGCCTCCAGAAAGGGTTAAAAAGGCCTTATTCTGGAGGCTTTTTCGTATGTGGGTAAATTGTACAAGTAAGCCGTGGATGCGCCTATAACGCCAAATATGGCTCGATTTGAGGTGCCGTTATGGCACATGGGGTTCGGATGTTTATGACAACCTTTCAAAGATGGTTGAATAGCCTTTCAAATGCTTTTGAGAGAATGTCAAACGGGTGTCGATAATAATGTTGTCATTCCAAAGAGGGTATTCGTTAAGATATTCATTTAGGTATTCATTTTTTCGCCTTGTAAAAAAACGAAATGTACACGTTAGGTATTCGTTTAGGTATTCATTTTTGCGACACGGACACCCCTCTACATAGGGGTTTAATTACATAAAATGCCCGAAAATGCACGGAAAATGGCGGTTAAGACCCCCTTTATGATGCGGATTTGGCGGTTAAATTTGAGTGTAAATGGGGGATAGTGACAGGGTAAGATGCTTGCATTACCGAAAAAAGTGCGCAAAATCTTGTTTTTGTTAATCAAAATTGGTTACTTTGCGTCAGCATTTGAAACGAGTCCACGAGACTCACACTCCTTTCCTGGAAGGGTATTCGCCTCCTCGAAAAGAAGGAATAACGTCCAGCATTATCCCAGATGTTGGACGTTTTTTCGCTTTTATGCGAAATTTTAATGGCTTTACCCACGGGCCACAGGGGAAAAGGAGGTGTGAAGATCGTGGATTCAGTTTCAAATGCTAAAAATGAAAAAGGTGAACTCATCTTTCGAATGTACATTACTACGAAAGATGGCAGGAGGATTTATCGCAAAAACGGACGTCCTTTTTGCTTCCGTGTGAATAAGTAGTCTTTAGTAGTTTTATGTCAGTGCTTTGGGAGGCACTGACTTTTTTTATTCCATTGTGTGAAAGGTTAGTGAGGCTTTGACCAGCGCCAGAGCTGTGACGCAGTTCATCGGGATGTCTTTCGGGGCGAAAGATGGATTGAAGCTTACGAGACGGATCTTGTCTGGTTCATTAGATTTCTGGATATACTTCACGGCAGTATAACTATCTCCGTCATAGATGAACGAAAGTAGATATATCTCACCCCAGAAGATGCTGTCCATAGAGAGTTCCTTCTTCTTGTACATCACAATATCTCCACTTTTCAAGAGCGGGGACATCGACTCTCCTCGCACATAGATAGCACCATCAACTGGAGGAAGATTGGGAATGTGCAGATAGTCCTCCGGTTCAATGTTATGGCTGTTAAAGATTGCCACTAAACCAGCGGTTGCATCGAAGTCGTATAGAGGTATATCTTGGGCGTCAATATTCCTGTCTGTTCTTAAATTGAATTGATGGTCAATTGATATAGGTTTGGAGGAATTCCGCATTTCCCCAATTCCTGTTATAAGCCAGTTTGTATTAATTTCCGGATATTTATCGATAATTTTCGACACCCATGAAGAACTGATATCGCTGCCATTAGCGATTGCTCTGCCAATTGAGCCATTTGAGGCCCCGATACTTTGTTCAAAGGAGCGAATACTTATACCTTTTACCTTTATGAATTGGCCTATTCTTTCGACAATCTGCGACATTTCTGTAAATAATTATCTAAATATAATTTTGAATGTAGAAAATAATCTATATATTTGCAGTGCTTAACACCGTTAAGCCGTGGACAAAGGTACAAAAAACTAAGAATAAAATAAGAGAATATGGCAACGAGACGTGTTTACACACTGTATGGCGATGTTGAAGCCTTGAAAATGGTGATAGGGCGGTTGGTGGAGAATTCCTTCGCCTTCCACTACACCGGGGAGTTCCTGTATGACAATGCTCCGTGGGATGAATTCATTGAGAAGTGCTGCGGTGATATCAAGGGCAGGCTTGTGACACGCACCGAGGAATGGGCTGAACTGGATGAGATATTCGAGCAGGTCGGCTAATCGTTGAACAATAAGACAATTAAACACATCAATTATGAGAGTATATATCAAAGTGACAGATTCGCTCCGAAGGGAGCTGGCTTCGAGGTTCGCGGTGTCCAAGCCTACCGTCTGGTCGGCGCTTAATTATCTGACAAAAAGTGACCTTGCAGAAGCGATCCGGCAATATGCCTTGGCCCATGGTGGTGCCATTGAGGAACAGAACTTCGTCCCCAACTGCCGGACTGAATATACCGAGGATGAGATAATCCAGACATTCGCCGGAGGAGTGCAGGTCCGAATGGACAGGCATAAAGGGGATGTCAGTCTTATGCAGGGCGGAAAGGATCTGGAGTCTTATGGGCCGATAAGCCTCCAGGCGTGGGGAAACCTGCTCTACCACGCCCAGAAACTGTCTGAAGAGAGCATAGCCAAAGCGACGAAGAAATGAATGACGCTTTGATATTCTTCCTGTGCCTGATTCTGATTGTGGGTGGATTGGTTGTCGTGGTGTTGACTGCGTTCTGGTGGGCGGTATGGCTGATAGCTTTTCCGATGATGTATGTTGGTGGTCTTGGCACTATTGCGTTGTTGGACTTCTGGAAGCAGAACAGAAAAACTAAACAGCGGTAAAATTGTTCATAGCATAAAGGATATTAGAGAAATGGGGCTTACCGCTGTGCCCCGAATGGAGAGGATAGGCGGCTAAACGGATAGGCCGAGGGTAATGCCTAGGACATTAGGTGGTTCGACTCCACCCCTCTCCGCAGAACAGATAAGTAAAATGGAATATTACGGAAACATAATAGCTGTGACGGTGGATGAGTTGACCGGATGTGATGGTTGTGATGCCATTATGTCTAGGGATAATTACCGCAATTTGCAGCAGCGTGGTCGGATTAATGTGCTCCGGTCCGGAAGGGGTTATGGTTCCTATGCCCTGATAGAATACGCGTCATTGCCGGAAAGGTTCAAGACCCGTTTCGTGGCCAAGTATGGCAACCCGGATGAGCTTATGAAGAAAGAGCAGATCGGACTGCCCCAGGACCTGAAGGCCCAGCAGTTCTTCTATGACCACGTCCTGCCTAACGGGGAGCGTATCCCGGAGCCAAAGCAGGAGGAATACACCACAAACGCAAGGGTCTTGAACTCTCTTCAGGACATGTTCAACACCCAGAAGGCGATGCGACGGGCGTGCAACAACAACACGCCTGTGATATGGTCGAACATCTTCCGCGCGTCGGAGGAACTCCGTGAGACCTATCATCACACGCTTCCTAAGAGTGAGGCGCGTCTGCGTGACAAGATGCGTGAATATGCAAAGGCGGGATATGCGTGTCTGATATCAGGCAAGTTCGGGAACAAAAACACGATCAAGATCACCAAGGCCGGGGAACGCCTTATAATCGCACTGCGGAGATGCAAGACTCCGGTGTATACATTGGCACAGCTGCTTGAGAAGTACAACACCATATCGGTTGAAAAGGGTTGGAAGCCGCTCCGCTCGGAGAACTCGCTTCGCCAGTTCCTGGAGCGTCCGGACATCAAGCCTCAGTGGTATGACGCGGTGTATGGTGAGCTTGCCTCGAAGCAGATATATTCACGCCATAACAAGACGTTGATGCCGACGATGAGGGATTCCCTCTGGTATGGCGACGGTACGAAACTGAACCTGTTCTACAAGGACTACGAGGGAGGAAAGCTGGTTGTCAAGACGGCTTTCGTGTACGAGGTCGCTGACGCGTTCAATGACACGCTGCTTGGTTATGCCATCGGGAAGACAGAGAACTTCGACCTTCAGTATAAAGCCTTTCGAATGGCGGTCGAGACATCCGGGCATAAGCCATACGAGATTGTAACGGACAACCAGGGGGCGCAGACGTCAAAGGTCGCCAAGGCTTTCTTCGCAAGCATAACGTCGCACGTGTCTCGGACAACCTCACCTTACAACCCGCAGTCGAAGACGATAGAACGGCTTTTCGGAGAGTTCCAGCGTCAGATCCTCGGACAGGACTGGAGGTTCACCGGAGGCAACATCTCCGCCAAGGATGCTTGGAAGATAAACAGGGAGTTCGTGGACGCCAACAAGGAGTCGCTTTACACATACGATGAGCTGCTTGCCGCCTATGCTGAGGCACGCAGGAAATGGAATGCCATCAACGGCAGGTTGTCTGCTTATCAGGAGAGCGTCAATCCGGAGACGGAAGCCGTGTCACAGATCGATATGGTGAACCTGTTCTGGATAAGGACAGACCGCCCGTCAAGATTCACAGCCGACGGCATATCTATCCAGTACCAGAAGCGCAAGTACACCTATGAGGTGCTGACCGCTGATGGCAAACCGGACTACGAGTGGAGAAAGGTGAACACCGGCAAGGAGTTCATCGTGAAGTTTGACCCGATGAAGATGGATATGGCGATGCTGTTTGAGCAGACAGCGATGGGGCTGAGGTATGTCGCTTCGGCATATCCTTACCTGACGATTCACAGGAATATCCAGGAGCAGAAAGACGGGGATATGGCTCTGATAAGGCAGAACGATACTGAAAACAAGAGGATGAGGGTTCAGAGCAGGATCGAGAACCACGCTTTGGAGCTTGAGCACGGAATGGCTCCGGAACAGAATGGCCTGACTACACCAGCCTTGAAGGGAATCAGCGAGAGCGAGTTCGAGACGTTCGCGGATGCGCTGGCCGTTGTTACTCATCCGGAAGCACCTGACACAACGGACATAGGACCGTTCAACAAGGAGTTGAGCAATATGGATTACAACCCTCTTGACGCTATAAGCAGAACATAGCAAAATCATTCAATATTATGGCACAGAAACTCACATTGGAAGAAAAGCAGGGCATCCAGCGGATGCTGCTTGACTATGCGTCTGGATATGCAAGCCAGGCGAAGGCGGCGAATTCCCTGCGGGACATCGCAAGTCCCGGAACATTCAATGCCGTCGTGAACGGCAAATTTGAAAGGATCAGCGATGAAATGTTCCTTCGCATCAAGGCTGCGGTCGGCAGCGGCAAGCCAGAAGGGTGGCAGATCTGTCAGACTTCAGCGTTCAAGGATGTGGAGACGCTTCTTGCGGACGCTCAGCAGTATCAGAACGTGTCCTGGATTGTGGCTCCTGCCGGAATCGGAAAGACAACAGCAGCGTTCCAGTATTCAAAGACTCACAGGAATGTGTTTGTCCTCGGATGCTCGGAGGATATGCACAAGGCAGACTTCGTTGAAGAGCTTGCGAAGAAGATAGGCATCAGGAATGAGGGGCTTACCGTCCGCGCGACTTTGAACCGGATTGTCGATGAGCTGGTCAAGATGAAAAGCCCCCTGCTTGTTTTCGATGAGGGGGACAAGCTCACAGACTCTGTGATGTACTATTTCATCAGCTTGTACAACGCCCTTGAGGACAAATGCGGCATCGTGTTCCTTTCGACACCGTTCATCCAGAAGAGGATCAGCAAAGGGCTCAAGCTCGACAAGAAGGGATACGAGGAGTTGTATTCACGGATCGGGCGGAAGTTTGTCCCTCTCTCCGGGGTCACCGAGTATGAGGTGAACGCCATTTGCCGGAACAACGGACTTGCCGATGAGAAGGCCATCGCGTCAGTGATACGGGAGTCCGGCGAACTCCGTAACAGCCGGATGGAATTCGACCTCCGTCGCGTCAAGAAATCAATCCACAAGCAGCTGAGGCTGGCGGCTGCGTCGAGACTCTAAACACTATTAAAAACCCTTTCAAACGGCATTCAAATGGCACGCACACTATCGGCAAAACAGGTATTGACAATCAAGTTCGACACGATTCGCCTCGGTGGAGGATGGGATGATTGTATCGGTGAGATTGAGACTACCGGGGTCTGGTTCATCTGGGGCAATTCCGGCAACGGCAAGACCTCGGCGGTGGTGTCATTGTGCAAGGAACTGTCTGCATTCGGCAAGGTCCTTTACAACTCACGTGAGGAGGGTGTGAGCCTGACGATGCAGAACACTCTCCGCCGCTATGGAATGGGCGAACTTGGCAGCAGATTCCAGCTGGCAAATATGTCACTTCCGGAGCTGGATGAAAAGATTTCGCAGCAGCGTTCCCCGAAGTTTGTCGTCCTCGACTCCTTCCAGTTCATGGGACTGACATATAAGGATTTCAGGGCTTTCTGCGAGAAGCATAAGAATAAGCTGCTGATATTCGTCAGCCGTACACGCGGACGTCAGCCGGAAGGGCGTGCGGCTACAAGCGCGATGTATGACGCCTCCTGCAAGATCTGGGTGGAAGGGTACAAGGCGTTCAGCAAGGGCCGTTTTGTCGGTGCTACCGGTGAAATGACAATCTGGGATGAGGGGGCGAAGAAGTATTGGTCTGCTCCTGTTTAATATGTTATCGTATGGGAAATAAAAAACGCAATTATTCAAGGTTCTACGCCTTATGCAAGGCTAAAGGTATCGACCTCGAACAGTACAAGGATGATCTGATCTCGCAGTTCACGCATGGGCGGACAACATCACTGAGGGATATGAAGGATTCTGAATATGATGAGATGTGTAACTGCATCCAGAGTGGCAGGCATCAGTCCGAAAGCCGTGACGATTATGTATTCCGTCGCAAGAAGATGCGCTCGGCTGTCTTGAAGAGAATTCAGCAGATAGGTGTGGATACCACCGACTTCGATAAGGTAAATGCTTTCTGCCAGAACGTCCGGATTGCCGGCAAGCCTTTCGGGATGCTGACGATTGAGGAGCTGGAAGCGTTAATTCCTAAACTGGAGGCAATCATCAGGAAGCCGCGGCCGCAGAAAGAGGAATCCGTCCGTGCCGTGAAAATATTCCCGGTGTACGTGGGCAGGAATCCGAACCAGTTGCCAAGTTGAAATTAATTCATAAGGAGGTGTTCCTATGTAAGTTAAAGAAAGTGCGTATGGGGAGGTGTCAGGACATATTCGCATCCGAAAAATCCACGTTGCAAGCAGCGGATGCACAGGGGTTCGAGTCCCCGACCTCCTCCCAAGTTTTATCAATTCAAAATTGTGTATTATGGATATCAGTAAAATGACACCGCAGCAGAGGGCCGAACTGAAGGCCCAGCTTGAGGCAGAGGAACGTGCCGAGAAACAGAAACGTGAGGATGACATCAACTCCTACAAGGAACTTACAGCGGAGTTCTGCCATAAGACGATGGAGAAGATGGTGGCGTTGAGCTCATTGATGAGACAGAGAAAGGATGAGGTGTTCTCTGATGTCGCGTCTCTCATCGAACTTAAAGAGAGGCTCTTCAATGCCAAGGTGGATCGCCACAGCAACTCCTTCACGGCTGACGGCATCACGGTATCGCTCGGCAGGAGGACTAACGATGGCTGGGATGACACCGTGGAAGTCGGAATCACCAAGGTGAAGGAGTTCCTTTCCACATTGGCAAAGGATGAGGATTCATCGAAACTGTTCACCGCTGTGATGCAGCTGCTCTCAAAAGACCGCAAAGGGAACTTGAAGGCAAGCTCTATGCTCCAGCTGGAGAAGTATGCTGCCGAATGGAATGATCCTCTTTTCTCCGAGGGCGTGGCCATCATCCGGAATGCCTATTCCCCTGTTGAGACCTGTGACTTCATTTCAGTGTCCTACAAGGACCAGGATGGCAAGGTTCACGTGATTCCGCTTTCTTTGGCGGCAATGACAAGGGAGGACTGAATTATGGGGCAGATTAATGTGGATGACCTTTTCCGGCAGACAGCTGAGAAGAACATCACGACTCTTGCCGGTTCCCTAATCCGGGAGATGGAAATCAATGAAGCGCAGACGAAGCCGGAGAGGAAGGTGCACACCTCGACATTGATTGTAGGTGATGAAGGTGGTTTCATTGCCTTGGACGGCTCCGCGCATCGGATGGAGAATTGCTTCATAGAGCTTTTCAAGCGGAGACCGGAACTGAGGAGTGTGGTTCAGTCCGTCCTTGACAAGATGTTTTATATCGCGAATTTGTGACATGATGGACAAGGAGCGGACGATGGGTGCCGCCCCTTGTCTGTATAAGAATGAAAATATGACAGCGGAAGAGAAATATAAATTGCTGATGGACAGCCTTAAGAAGATTCGTGTGGCATTTGGCCCTGAAAAGGCAAAGGATTCGCTTGACATCGTCAAGCAGTCAATAAAGGGTTGGGCAGTATTCTGTGGCTTTTTTGATGCTTACATAAAGACTGAAAAAAAGAAGAAATAAGAAATGGCAAAGTATTTTATGACAATGCAGGACACTTTCAGCGGACTGCTTTCGATGGAGAGGCAATTGGCTTGCTATGCGGCTGCTTTTGAGCATTCTGTCCTTACAGACAAGGAGGTGGACAAGGTGGTGTCGTATCTCCAGAAGCGTCAGGAAAAGCTGCTTGCTGAAAACCCAAGATGGAAGAGCGTGGCCATAGACAAGTCTTATTGGCCGAATGGGGAGGTGTGCATCAGAATGGGCAACTATCAGATGCTTGGAATCGTGGTAAATTGTGTCGTGGAATATGCTGAATTATGATGACGGGCAGGATGTTGCCTTGCCGACAGAACGTGAGTGCGGAGAGTGCGTGTTCTTCCGGAACGGATCGGAGAGCGATTTCTGCGCGCTGACAATGGAAATGGTCGAGTGCTATGAAAAGGCTTGCGGGGATTTTGAAATAGAGGAATAATTGAGTTCCGATGATATTTGGGGGAAGGCAGACTGTTGTGTTGGTCTGCCTTTTGTTGTGTATAAAAGGCCACTCGAATGGATTGAAAGGTGGTTGAAAGGTTTTTTCTTGAATTTTGAGATTTAAGGAAAGTTTTATAATTTCGCAACGTGCTAAATATTTTTGCTATGGACAAAGATTTTAATAAAAGTTATGACCAGTTAATGGAAGGTTATAAGCCCTCGCAATATATTAATCAAGACTGGCCAATGAAAGATGGAATGTATCAGCAGTATTCGGCTTTCGAGGAAGATGTGCAATGCACATCAGGAACTCACACGTCAATTGTAATATTATAAGATTATGCCCAATTGGAGTTATTTCAAGAATAAATCCCAAACTTATGTGACACCACAGAATCCGAATGGAGGTGTCTTTTTCCTTGTTGAGCAGAAAAAGAAGCTCTTAAAAGAACTGTCAGAGCATACAGGAAGAAATACAATCTTGTACTTCTCGGCGTTTATGAATAAAAATGTTCGGGATTCAACTATCAATGATAAGGACATTAACGCCTTTATGGAAACTGTTCATGGACTTGATAGAAATAAAGGTTTGGATTTGATTCTTCATACTCCAGGAGGTGACATTTCGGCCACAGAGCAGATAATAAAGTATCTCCATTCGATGTTTGATGGGAATATTCGAGCTATTGTTCCGCAAATGGCTATGTCTGCAGGCTCAATGGTTGCTGTGTCTTGTAGGTCTATAATGATGGGAAAACAGTCTTGTCTTGGCCCTTTTGATCCGCAACTTAACAACTTGCCTTGCCAGTCTGTACTGAAAGAGTTTGAACGTGCAATAAATGATGTTAGCAGGAATCCGGCAAGCCTTGGCTTATGGCAAACAATTATCTCTAAATTGAATCCTACTTTCTTGACATTATGCCAACAAGCTGATGAACTTTCCAAAAATTTGGCTGATGATATCCTCTCGAAGACACAGTATTCGGAAGGAATAAAGGAACAAATAAAAGGTGTGTTTGTAAATAATGATGATAGTAAAGTTCATAGCCGGCATATCGATATTCAGAGATGCAAAGATGTAGGGTTGAATATTGAAGATCTTGAGGCTGATCCAAAGATTCAAGATCTGGTGTTGAGCATACATCATTGCTGCATGATACTTGGTGAGACTAGTAATATTGTTAAAGTTGTTGAGAATAACATCGGAGGAGAGTATTCGTGTCACCTGCCGGCACAACAGTCTCATGTTCCAGGTCCTTTAATGCAGTTCCAAATAGGAGAGCCACCTATGCCTTGATAAGAGCATTCTTAAATAAGTGCATTTGAAAGATTTATTGGCAGTCCGATTGATATCGGTCTGCCATTTTGTTTGTCATATTCGGGATAAGAACAATGTATATGTAAACCGTGTTAAGATGGATGCGTGAACCCTTTGAAAATCCGTAATTTTGTATATTGAATCATCTGTATGCCAAGGGGACGAAACAAGGAACTCATCAAGGCGAGGAATGAGAAGATCGCCCAGAGGTGGTATTATTGGACCGAGAAGCAACGGCTGCGGTTCGATGATGCCATGAAAATCTTGTCGCAGCAGGAGTTCTTTCTTTCGGAGGACAGGATTATGTGCATCCTCCGCTCGTACATCAAAGAGCATCCGGAGACAGAAATGACCACCCACACCAAAATCAAGGCCCCTAAACTGACGGCCGTTCAGTTGTCGTTATTCCAGGAATAGCTCCTCGGTTATATTCACGTTGAAAGTGGACTCATAGACTTTGACACGTCCGGCCAGAGGGTAAGCCCTTGCCTGTGTCCTCTGCATCGCCGATACATCATCCCCGAAGCAATAGCCCTGGAGGGCGCAGACGACTTTCTTGTTTATGTCGAGCCTGTGTCTCATCTGCTCAAAGGTGTTGTTGTTCTCAATGGATGAATAATGAGAGTCTTCATCGCATTGGAACGCCACCTTTATTGTGACGGTCACTGTTCCTCTCTGCATGTCCGGGAACTTCTCCACCTTGAAATCCGTTGTGGACGCATCAATAAGGCAGCAAGGGAAAAGGATTGGATATTCATACCTGTCGTCATATTGCACGGGATAGAGTTGCCCCGTGTCCTCATCGATGTGTTCTAGTTCGGGCACTTCCTGGTGCAGCCTTTTAGCGATTCTTAAATAAAGTGATTCCATTTTATGAATTGATTATGCGTAAAACTTCTTTTTCCACATAAGCAGATATCCGTGCGTCAAGCTCGGCGCTCTGCCCCATGAACTGCCTCCGTGGAATGTTGATGGTCAATGTCTCTTTCTTTGTCAATGCCAGCCTTTTCCACTTTTCGGCTTCTCTGGAGTCCGGCTGGTTGCCAACTGGTTTCATTATCCCGTTCTTTTGGCCTTTTCGTGGCTTCTGTGCGCCTTTGGCCTTGCCTTTAAGCTCGTAATACTTCGCCCAGGCGAAACGCCGCATTTTGGGCGTTATTTTGGGATGGATGGTTCCGCCCTCATTGTGGATAGCGGCATAGATCACATCATTGAAAATGGTGACCTTCGCTATACCCGGAGTGTAGTTTATCGAGCTGAACAGGTGGTTCCTGGAGGACATCAGTGTCTTGTACTGGGAGTCCGCCCCTGTCCCTCCTGAAGAGAGGCGTTTCGCCTGTGGCCACGGATGCAGACCTCCATTGACGAATCCTCCCTGACGGAAGTTGTCCTGAAAGTGCTGCTTGGCATATTTGCCGGCAGCCACGGGAAGTTTTCTGGCAATCAAGGTCTCGATCTCCTTCTTCATCCGCTGTATGTCTGATTCAAGTTTATCCATCATTTGAGAGGCGTTTGAATATGATTCAAATGGCTTAACTTTGTAAAAAAAACATATGCCCCATAATCTTGAGTATAACTATAGAGTTTGTGATATTGTTCTGGACATGTTTGATAATGTTCCTGCTGGAATCATTACCAATGCCCAGTTATATGGAAGTGGACATCCTCTTCCTTCCGATCAGAATGAAGTCCTTTCTTTCCTTGTGTCGGAAGGCTTGCTTGAGCAGATTCCAGATGGCTTCAAGATAACCTATAAAGGAAGGATGATAATACACCAAGGTGGTTTCCGAAAGCTCCACTGGCGTGAAAGTCTTGTAAGGGTGTGTTCTGTTGTTGCTGCCATCGCTGGGGTTGTCGCAGTTGTCCTCCAGGTGCTTTTCCAACTGCTGTGACATGTAGATGGAAGCGGCCAACCGTGCCCACCCATCGAGTGATTTCTTCGCTTCTTTTGTCATCTCTTTTGAATTTCAAATTAAATGTTTACCTTTGTGATGACCAATAGCCCGTAAGGGTTTGCGGTCAGGGGCGCCGGGGGGCTTTTCGGAAGCACCCGGCTTTTTTATATCTTAAATATCAGCACATCTTCCCGACCACGTATTACGCAGTATACCCACTTAAGATGCTTATCCAGCAATTCGCCTGTTTCTGTACGATAATACTTGAAATAGTTGATTGATTTCTTCATTTTCACCTCATCGAACAGTTCGGGGTCATGGAAATACAGGCAGAGGGCATCAGCCTTGACTTCTATGTCCGCCCGTGCGTTGTAGCGAATAAGCTGGCGATTTTTTGTTTGGAATACATTTGAATACCAACCTTTTCCTACAATTGAGCGGATATCCATCATAACGCCATCAAGTTCCAAGTCCAAAGCAGGCAGATAATTTCCGTGGTGCTTCTTCGACTCGTTCTGCAGTATGACAATATGTCCGGATTTGAAGAGCTGCTCCTGACATTCTTTTTCAAGTTCGGTTGATGTCAGATTTTCGGAGAAGAACCTTTCGGCCTTTGGCCCGTCGTGGGTGATGTGGCCTTTATGAACGGCGACGACACCTCCGCTATTCTTGTCGAACCGTACATCCTCGTAATTGTCATCACGTTTGAGTTTGCGGTATTTCAGACGGTTCCCTTTGATGCGCTCTTTCTCTCCGTTGAGTTCCTGTATGCACGCATTGATGTACGGACAGTTGTAGCAGTCCTTCTTGCGGTTGTAGAATACGGAAGCCAGGCGGTTCTTGATGCTTGCGTTGTAGAATCCGCAGTGTTCGCAGTCGGACGGGAAGTAAGGGTGATCGTCCGAGAACACCTGCCCGGTCTTTGCCGGATTGCCTCCGAGTCCTGGGGACGGGTCTGCGATGCCTTCACCGCCGAGTCCTGTGTTGTCGGTCACGGGGCTGTCCGTGGATTGCCAGCCACATTGACAGCCCCATTCATCCCCCGGTTTGTGCTCCTCCCAGAAAGGGTCGCCTATCGGCCAGATGTGGTGGTAGAAAGGCTTGTGCGCCTCGCGCGGATTGACGGCTGTGCTCGGCAGCCATTCGATGTTCGGGAACACGTCAGCCTCATCGATGAACTGCCTCATCTCCGCAGCCCTGTGGGCGCGCTTTATGGCAGTGTCATATTCAGTCCTGAGCCAAGCATTGACGTGATGGCTCACAATCCCCTCGGTGTCCTGTTTGAATTGTTGGAAAGGCTTTATGTTCCCATTCTCATCGAGAAGTTTCGATGCCATGTCGCGCCCCATGCGATGCGCCTTGAAGGCGGCGAAGACCTCGGTGTTTGCCAGCAGTTCTTTCTTGAATCCGGTATCATTCCCGGATTTGTCATCATATGAGATGTCAATTCCATTGGCTAGGATGCGGTTCACCTCGGAGAAGAGTCCTTTGTCAATCTGTGTTCTGGTGTTCAACTGACGGCTTTGGATGTTCTTCAAAGCCCTCTCAATGATGCTGGAATCGAATGTGAACGGGACGGATGTCTTGTGGCCATCCATCGCGTCCAGATACAGGGCATCGACTACCAGTCTAAATCCGCCCCGCTGCCCTGCAGGGCCTTGACGAAAAAACTGACCATCCGGTTGAAGGCGTTGCCTTTCTTCTTGCCTTTGCCGTCCTGATCCTTTTTCGGGTCTTGCTTTGGCTCCGGCTGATTGTTTCCGTCATCGTCCCCATCTGTTGGCTTAGGGTTTTTGTCGGATTGTTCCCCGTCATTCCCGTCATCTTTTGGGAATAATGCGGCGGGAACCGAATGGGCGCTTTTCAGTTCCTCTTTCATGGCTTCGTAATCCTTTGGTTTAGGGATTCCGAATTCCTCATAGAGATAGTCGTCATCGATAGGAAGCATCATGTCATTCTTCAGTGTCTTGAGGACATTGACCTTCTCCTGGCTGTTCTTGCTTTTCGGAGGGACGAAGAAGAACTCACCGCCATCGGTGTTGATGCCGAGGCGCGCGAAGGTGTCTGTCATCTCATAGTTGAGAATATTCAGGATGCTCTGCTTGATGAAGAAGTTGATGTCCTCCTCACCCTCTTTCTGGACTGTTCCGAGGGCTTGTGTGCCTTTGTCCCCGGCCTCGGTCGTGAGGGTGTTGCCAGTGACCGCCTTGCTGATCTCGTTGTTGCAGTAGGTGCCGAGCTTCTCATAAAGGTCGCCTCCACCGGAGACGTTCTGCGCCTGGACAAGGTTCAGATGGGTGTTGTCCGGGTGCACGAGGACACCGGCCCCGCCCATCTCCGCAAGGTCGTTCACGAGCTTTTTGCGCGCCTCCTCATCCCAGGCGTTGTAAGTGCCTTCCCGGATCGGGCGTCCGAATATTTCAGCGAAATCCGCCCAGTCCCCGACATTGTTCCTTTTCAGTATGACCCAGAATGCGGCGACCGCAAGGTTGCCTATCTGGCGCGGCTTGCCTATGTAAAGGAGGTCATCGAAATCGTCCCAGCTCTCACCGGTGATGTCCCCCTGATGATGGAGGATCACACGGTTGATGGCATCGAAGTTCTTGCGCGGAACGAGTGTGTAGTTGATCCATCCGCGTTCGTCCCTGTAGAACTGGAAGAGCGTCCCTCCGACGCCTTCCCATTCGTGGTCATACAGGTCTCCGAGGAACTGAAGGAACCAAGGTGACTTGATGTGCTGCTGCATTGTCTCATCCAACTTGCCGTCCCTCATGAACTGGATAGGTGTCGAGAGCACGGCGGCCTTCTGCTTCCTCAATACGGAAAACAGGTGGCTGTCAAGCTTCACGTCCTCGTACAGGTCGCAAAGCTTCTCCTTGCGTGGGTAGTCAATGACTTCAGCGGAGCGTATCGCGCTCATATAGACACCCACGTCAAGACCTCCGCGTCTTGTCTGTTGAAGGATAATGGTAGGTGCCTGAACATTGCCGACATGCCCGCCGGTTGTTATGCGTCTTTTCTTATTCTTTGCCATATCAGAAATGATTTATTCTTTTCCTGTCGCTTCTCATCTGGAATTCTGATGATGAGGCGTTGCCGTCTTCCGGAATCCTGTCAAGCCCCTCGATGGTGATGTCCCCGGACTTGACCCCTTTCAGCCATTCCACGGCCCTTTCATACCTGTCGATGCGAGTCTGTGTCATCAGCCCCTCCCGGATTGAACACAGATGATATATGGCGATGTCCTTCGCGAACATCAGCAGGAGGTTGTGGCGTTCATCACCTGTCGCGCTGAATGCCTTGTCGCAGTCGTACCGGTTCGAGAGATAACCTTTCATTTCGGCTATCGCCTGGTTCTCCACAATCTCAAGGATGTTCTCGTCCTCTCTGGTGACACGCTCGATGAACTCCGTGCGTATCGATGACGGATAGTCTTCTTTTGTTATGAAATTGGTGCTGTTCATGTCATTGTCTGTTTTTGCTCCTGTGCGCAAGAGTCTTGTATGAGATGTATGAGGACGGCTGCAGCTCAGCTGTCTTCTGGTCTATTATCCAGTTGCCACCCTCCACGCAGTCGATGCCGTCGGCATGGAAGTTCAGGGCCATCGTGAAGTATTTGAACTCGTCGTCGAGCAGCTTCATATTCGGGTCGTCCTTTTCTGCGATGTTGAGAACAAGAAGCCCCTCGCGGTTGAGCGGTTCAAGGTGTGCCTCGATTCTCGTGGCCTTGTCACCCTTGTTTCTCGCGTCCGGAGTCACAGAGAGGTTTATACCCGTTCTGCGGCTTTCCTGTGCAATGGCCGGCTTGAACACCTGTTGGAAGACAGGGTCCTGCAGGGAGTTGTTCTCTTGGTAGAGATAGACGGCCTTGCCTGACTTCATCCTTGCCAATGTCAGGAGCGTGAAGTAGTGGCTGACGAACTCTGCCGTCGTCATCTTGCCTAGGAAGCCTTTGATGACATAGAGGGTGGAGTCGAGCTTGCCGAGCAGGAACATAGCCTTCTGTGAGCCTTTCTTGTTCTTGGTGATTCCTTTCGCCTCACTTGTGGTCGGGTCGGCATATATGACCAGGAACGGGAACCGGCCCAACGCGGGAACCTTTCCCCACTTTGTATTCGGGAAGATCTTGCCTTCGGTAAGAGGGTTGTTGAAATACTCTCCCTGCTGGGCCTTGGTGCTTATCTTTGAGAGGACGGTGTCAATCATCTCCTCTGTGTTCTTTTCCGGCCATGTGCTCTTTCCGTTCTCATCGCGTATGTTCACGATGTCCCAGTTGTTGGCTTTCTTGCCGGCCCGGACGATGCAGCAGTCCTCCGCGATTATGTTCCCCGCCCATATCACGAGTGTCGGGGTGGAAATTGAACGTGTCGGATACACGGCCTTCTCCCACCAGTCCCAGTTCTTGTCAAGCACGTCTATGTTACGGCACACCTCATCGGTGTCGAAGTCATCCTGATACAGGACATCCGGACGTATGCTTTCGTTTCGGAGTCCTCGCGGGGCGTTGCCGGCACCTATGCCGAGGAACATCGCCCCACCTTTCGTCTTGAAGCATTTTTCCTCCCAGTCTCCGAGCGTCCGCTGTTCTCCATAGTATTGGGTTATGCGTCTGTTGGACTCGAAGTTGGCGCGGTATGGTGCGAGCAGCCGCTTAGCTGCGTCCTCCGTGGCCGAACTGAGCAGGATCATCTTCCGTTGACCTGTAAGCACAAGGTACATTATCGTCATCATTATGACGGTACTCTTGGCGAGCTCTCGTGACCAGGAAAGCACCTCGTACCATTCGGGATTGTTTATGATCCTGTTGATTGCCCGTATGTGGAACTTTGCGAACGGTGCTCTGGCGTAGTTCGGGAAGAAGAACCTCATCCATTCGGTCGGATGGGCTTCCAGATATAGGCGGTGCTTCTCAATCTCAGCTTCGGACATTGATTCGTCAATCTGCGTCTCCTCGTACACCGACCGCTTGAGTGCCTCCCAGAATTTGAGAGCGTCCTTGTCAATCTGTTTCATGGTCAGAGAAGCGATTTTATGAATTTGTCAAAGACCCCGGCGAATGTCTTGGTCAGGTCGGCGTCCACAGGACGTAGCCACGTTATGAACCTGTTCGCCACACTGACGCAGTCGTGTATGCCGATGTCGTTCTCAAGTTTGTTGATGGCGTCGGTGAGCTTGCATATGATGTCAGCCTCCTTGGCGTTGGCATAGCGAGGCCCGTCCTCGGCCTTTCTTTCGCTGATTGTCTTGTTGATTTCCGAGAGCTGGCGCTGGAGGCTCTTGATCTGTTCCTCGCGTGTCATAGTCATCGAGACTTTCAGTTCATCCCATTTGTCAGCCTTTGCCCACCGGATAATCGTCTGGCGGGACACACCGGCCGCATCCGCGATCTCCTGCTGTGTCCTGTTCTCGTATATGTACATTGACTTCGCCCATTGGCGAGTGTTGTCTGACTTGGTGTTGGCCATATCCATGTAGTTTATCGTCCACAAAATTGACCTATTAAAGGAAGTGGCGCAAATTCCGGTTTTATGATACTCGATAAAAATGGTATGATGCAACTTTCTGACGGTATGATAAATCCGAAATTTTCAAGGGTCGAAATAAGCATCCAATTTTGTGTGAAATAGCACTCGCAAGGATGAAAAATGTATTTGATATAATAGCGAATCCGGACACGGAGGGATGCACCATTCTTTTATATGGGGAGATCGGCGATTATGCCGAAGTCCGTGCGGAGGATGTCATCGCGCAGATCATAGAAGCTGAGAATACCTATCAGAAGATAGACATACGCATCAACTCCATCGGGGGCCAGGTCGGCACCGGCATAGCGATCTTCAATGCCTTGAAAGACTCAAAGGCGGAGATCACCATCTATATTGATTGTCTGGCCGCTTCGACGGCGTCAATCATAGCCGCCTGCGGAAGGAAGGTCAAGATGAGCAGGTACGCAAGAATCCTCATACATAAGCCAACCGGCGGAATATGGGGCAATGCGGATGAGATCAAGACCTACCAGGAGCAACTGATACAGATAGAGGACACCATCTGTGACATCTATTCCAAGAGGACAGGGATGTCCGTCGATGAGATCCGCTCAACGTATATGGACGGCAAGGACCATTGGCTTTCGGCCGATGACGCAGTCCGTCTCGGCTTTGCCGATGAGGTGTATGATGATCTGGCGATAAACGCGGAGGACATTGCCGGATTGCCATTGGAGCAAAGGTGCGGCAAGTTCACGGACCTCTATGTGGGAACCTTTAATAATCAACATAAATCCAAAAGCAAAATGTTTGACAAGATCAAGAAGTTGCAGCCGTTCAGCGATTGCGCTGACGAGGCTGCCATCATGGCCAGACTGGGCGAGATCACCAGGAAGGCAGAGGCTCATGATTCCCTCAAGGCGGAGAATGACGCTTTGAAGGCGAAAGTCGCCGATTTCGAGGGCAAGGAGAAAGCGGCACTGGACGCTTCCATCAATGCTGAAGTTGATGCCGCCGTCAAGGACGGACGCATCGATGAGACACAGAGGGAGAAGTATGTGAAGTTGCTTCATTCATCAGAGGCTGATTCCGCACGTGCCATCCTTCAGTCGCAGAAGAAAAAGAGGCTGGTGAAGGATATCCTTGAAGACGGCACTGTTGTCGAGAGCGGCAGTTGGGCGAAGCGTCAGGAGGAAATCCGAAACAAGTACAACGGAAAAAACTAAAATTTTCAAGTTATGGCAATCGTAGTAAAAAACACAAACTACAATGGTGAGGTACTGGAGAGGATCCTTACCGTGGCGGCGACCGGCAATGAGATTGTCGGCAAGGGGTTGATCCACGTCATCCCAGGCGTCGAGAAGAAAGTCTCCATCCCGCGTCTTCATACAGGCAAGATGCTCCAGAAGCATAAGGAGGACCCGAAGGTGGAGGACGCGAAAGGCAATTTCAATTATAACGAGAAAGTCCTTGAGCCGCGAGACTTCATGGCTTTCACTACTTTCAATCCACGCGCTTTCGAGAGCATCTGGCGCAAGTGGCAGCCTAAGGGAAACCTTGTGTTCTCCGAGCTTCCTGCGGAGGCACAGAACGCACTTCTGGATGCCCTGTCAAAACAGGTCCAGTTCGAGCTGGGCGACCATTATGTCAATGGAGAATATGGTGAGGACGATGACAAGCTCTTTGACGGAATCCTTACCAAGGCCGCCAAGGACAGCGACTGCGTCATTGTCACCAGCGACACCACCAAGATGACCGACCGCCTTAAGGCTGTCCGCAAGGCCATTCCGGTGGCCATCCGCAATAACCCGTCCCTCAGAATCCTTATGAGCGTGAACGACTTCGACACTTATGACGATGAGCTCACCGCCCGTGAAGGAAAGAATGCGGATGAGACCAAGATCAACCGCAAGGCTTACAAGGACATCAAGATTGAGACCCTGGCTGCATGGCCTGACGGCCTTATCGTGGCGACGCTCTGCTCCCCGGACGCGATGACATCCAACCTCTTTGCGGCCGTCAACCTCCAGGATGATGAGTCCGTCATCCAGATCGACAAGGTCTCCAACATGTCTGAACTCTATTTCTTCAAGATGCTCATGAAGGCAGACACCAACATCGCATTCGGGGAGGAGTTCGTGGTCCTTGACAGCAGGGAGACACCGGTCTTCAAGGTGGCGGCTGAGCCGTCAAATCCGACAGGTGATAAGAAGAACACCGAAGGCGCGGACGGCCAGTAGGCAACTGTAAAAAGCAATTGATAACCTTTTGATATGGATTTCGAGATACTGAAGGATTTGCTCATGTTTCTGCTCCCAGGTGGCGCTATCGGGTCTGTCGTGACCTGGTTAGCCACCCGGAAGGAGCGGAAAGTCGATGTCATGTCCAAACTGCAGGAATCCATTGACCTCCTGACAAAGAAATATACGGAGGTTCTGGACGAGAACGTCCAGCTGAAGGCGGACAATGCCAAGCTGCTTGCGAACCAAAAGACACTCGAATTGAAGATTGACCACCTTACTGAAAAGGTGAGCCAGCTGACACAACAATTAAACAGACAAGAGAATGAGAAATCACATCAGGGGGCTTACAGCCCTGCTCGTGGCGTGCGCCCTTCTGTCCGTGGCGTGCGGCACGTCAAAAAAGGCGACAACGTACAGTCAGGAGGACTCCCGGCTTCAGGAGGCCCTTCAAACACAAACGGAACAAGTCGCAAAGGCCGTAACGGACAGTGTCCAGTACAGGTTTCAGAACCTTCAGCAGGAGATGACGGAACTGAAGGCGACATTCGCCGAACAGATACCGATGATCCAGGCGCAGGAGACGATATCGATGCGGAGCCTCCTTGACCTTCCGGAAGGCGCGAAATACGGCACGACATACGGGCGTGCCTCGGTAGAAGCGCAACGCCAAGGGGATAATATAGTGCTGACCGGCAGATGCGACAGTGTCGCCCGGCAATGCACAGTGTATGAACTGCAGACATTCAAGCAGAAAAGCACCATAGACTCACTTAATGCCGTCATTGACAACCTTCATTCAAGGCTCTCTCAAATGGCATTCGAATCGGAATCAAACGCCAATAAGTCAGTCCTTGAGAACCGGAAAGAGGATCCTCCGAAGAGAACCGGAAAATGGTTTCTTGCCGGAATCGTGGTAGGAACGGCTGGCGGTGTGGCAGCCCAATGGCTGTGGAAGCGTTTCAGCCTTGGGACAATCATAAAAGGTTTATTCACCAAAATACTATAACGATGGAAAAAGGATATGTACATGGAAGCAAGATGATCGTGTTCCTCGGGACTAAGGCCCTTGGACATTGCACATCCTGCGAGATTCAGGACCAGGCGGAGACAAAGTCCCGTTCATTGAAGGTCCTGCCTGATTATAATGATGCTGAACAGGCAGATGAGGATTTGAAGGCTGGGGTCGGGGAGGATACCTCTACAGACGGACTCTGGGATGAGAAGTCCGTTTCCAAACGTTCTGTGTCGATCTCAACCGACTGCCTCATCTGCAAGGATGAGAAAGGCGCCACCTATGACGAACTTCTTGAGGCGATGGACAGCGGTGAGCCTGTCAAGCTGAAATACGCCTATGCCGGGGAGGAAGCCAAGAAGTACCGTGTCGGCCTGTTCGTCATCACATCACTTCAGAGGAATGACCCTGCTGATGACGACTCGACTTATTCGGCTTCTTTCGAGAATACCGGAAGAGTCAGGACTAAGACTGTAGGTGACGTGTAGCCATCTGAGGTTTTGCCATCCGGGGATTTCCCCGGACGGCTTTTAATCCAATCAAATATAAATCACAATGAGCAAATCAAAGAATACGAACAACGGAAATCTCGAAATCGAGGTGAACGGAAAGAAATATCCATACCGTGAGACAATGGGGGCGATGCTCTCGTTCAAGGAGGAGACCGGCCTTGACGCGCCTGTGGATACTGAGGATTCCGTCAAGTATATGTACCACGTTGTGAAGTCCAACTGCCGCAGGAACGGTGAGGAGTTCAAGCTCTCATTCCAGGAGTTCGCGGACGCACTTGACGGAGAGGAGTTCATCCGCATCACTGCCGCACTTGCCGAAAGGGCGAAGGACAATCCGGAGGAAGACACTGGAAAAAACGCATAAAGCCCACTCCCATAGAGGTTGTCCTTGGAGTAGCGGTCGGAAGAATAGGTCTGTCAGTAAGGGAGTTCTCCGGACTGACTCCAGCCGAATTCAACGCCATTTATAAGGAATGGCAGTCGAGACAGGATGACAATGAACGTGGGAGATGGGAGCGTTGCCGATGGATTTGTTATTACGCCTTGAAGCCTTATGCCAAGAAAGGGCTGAAGCCCGAAGATGTCCTGAGATTCGGCTGGGATGGTGGTATGAATATCGGTGGCTCGAAGACGAAAATGACAAAGGAGGAATTGGAAGCGGACAAAAAGGAATTTGAAAAATTGATTGAGCTTTGGAAAGATGAATAAGAAGGTCACATACGAGATTGATTTCACTGGTCGTGATTCCGCATCCGGGGTCGCGTCTAAGATCGTCTCCGCAGTGGCCTCCGGCCAGAAGGCGGCATCGGCGGCTATCCAGAGGGTCAATTCGGAATTGCAGGCCCAAGGGGACATCGCCTCGTCGCTGGCGTCCAAGAACAAGGCTGTCCTTGATTCCGTCGCGAATGGTGCGGGCGGTGTCGCGTCAGGCATAAGAGCCGTGGCCAATGACGCCGCGGCATCGATTGAAAGGCTGTCCGCCCAATCATCCAACCTGTCGGAACTCCGTGCCGAATATGACCGGCTGAAACAGGCCAAGACAGAGGCTTACATGTCCGGAGATGACAGGAAAGCTTTCGACATCGACGGTCAGCTGCGTCAGATCGGATTCCAGATCAACAAGATTAAATCGGTGAACGCCGAGATTGAGGCGCAAAAGAAAGCGGCTGAATCACTGTCATCAACATACACGCAGACCTATGACAGCGTGAGGCAGTCTCTTGCGGGTGGTGAGGAGGATGTCGCCTCGTATGTCCAGCTGATCGAGAACCAGAAGAAGGTCGTAGCAGACCTCACTGCCAAGTATCAGCAGCTGAAATCCGCCAAGGCTTCATCATCAGAGACGTCCGCCTTGCTCAATGAACTCAATCAGGAGAAAGGGGCGCTTGCCGGCATGCGTGACGCGGTGGCCGGCTATAAGCAGTCCAACACCGGCATCCGTACCCAGATGATGGCCCTTCGGGAGGAGATGGCCAGACTCCGTCTTGAAGGAAAGCAGAACACCGCTGAATATGAGCAGCGCCGTCAGGAGATGGAACGTCTCGGAACGGCCTACAGAGAGCTTCGCACCGAACAGACCGCACTCTCCACTGGTGCCACGCAGATAGGCGGGATCATCAATGGCGTGCAGGGCCTGATGGGAGCATATTCTGCAGGTTCCGGCATCGTGTCGATGTTCGTCAAGGACAACGAGAGACTGATGGCGGTACAAACGAAGATGCAGTCCGTGATGGCGGTGATGATGGGTGTGCAGCAGATGTCCAACACCCTTCATGCCACAAGCTCATTCAGGATCGTGACCTGCAGGAAGGTTACGGAGCTGTGGACAGCGGCACAGAACCGCCTGACGGTGGCACTCCGTCTGTCCGCGACGGCATCAAAGGCGATGCTTGCGTCAATGACATTGGGAGCCTCTCTGATAGTGACAGGGGTGATAACGGCGATCAGCAAGCTGGTGTCCAAATATCGGGAGAAAGCCGAAGCCCAAAAGGAAGCCAAGAAAGAGGAAGAGGATGACCAGAAGAGCATCCAGTCATCAGTTGCAGGTAGTATCGCGTCACAGCTTGTGTCGTACAGAAAATTGCAGAAGGCGTGGAAGGAACTCTCCGGGGATATCGCCAGGCGTCAGAAATTCGTGAAGGACAACGCCAACGAGTTCAGGAATCTTGGCCTAAGGATCAATTCGGTGAAGGACGCTGAGAATGTCCTGGTCAACAATGAATCGGCATTCGTGGAGTCCCTCAAACGCAGGGCGATGGCGGCAGCCGCAATGGAGCTTGCATCGAAGAAGTACCAGTCGGCAATCGAGAAGATGCTTCAGGCGGAGAACGCGAAAAAGGTCACGGATGATGACCGGAAGAACGCCCGCAATTACGCGGAGGGCGTGTATCAAGGCAGGATGGCGTCAGCAAGCGGAGTACTTGGCCGTGGCCAGGTAAGCGGGCAGAGAACGCAGATAATCGGTGACGCCTATAAAAGCAATGTCACCACCTATGGTGAGGCGAGGGCGAAGGAATACAATGACGCGGCCAAAAAGGAAATGTCCGAGGGCGACCGTTATTTCTCCATCGTAAACAAATACAACGATGAGGCTGACAAACTTCTGAAAGGGGGTGGAATGTCACCGGCCACATCTGGCGACCCGACCGGCAAGGCCGGCAGCATAGATGCCATCGAGAAGAAGATACAGGCTCTTACTGCTCTGATGAAGGCAGCCGGGGCATCGGAGCGTGCCGAACTTCAGAAAGACATAAACGCCTGGCAGAAGAAACTCGATGCCGTGAATCTTGAGATGGAGGCATTGAGTGTGCCGTCTGATCCGAAGACGATCCAGGAACTTGACACGGCCATAACATACTATGGCAAGCTTCTGAAAATAGCCGGCGGTGAGGAGCGTGCGGAGATACAGAAGACGATCAACGGATATTCCAAGAAGAGAAAGGCGATTGAAGACAGTCTGAAAGCGGTCTCGGCACCGACATCTCCAAAGACCTTAGAGGAGTATTCAACGGTCATATCAGTGCTTGAAGACCAGTTGGGCAGAGCCTCGCAATCAGAACAGGCAGGGATTCAAGCCACGATAAACGCATACAAGCGTGAGGAGGATGAACTCAAGGCCCGTGTGGCGCTTGCCTCCACCCCTGCCGTGCTGAACAGTCTGGCGGACTATGAACAGGCGATATCCGCGTGCGAGTCGGTCTTGCAGTATGCGAACGATGAGGAGAGGGCAAACATACAGCAGACGATAAACGAATACAGGCGCAAGAAAGAAGCTATCGAGTCCTCTCTTGAGGCCCTTGATGTCCCTGCTGACCCTAAAAGCCTGGAAGATATAGGCAGGGTTCTTTCTGCCCTTGAGACAAGACTGCAGAAGGCCGGGGAATCGGAACGCGGTGAAATCCAGAGACAGATAACGCAATGGAAAGCCAAGAAGGATGCCATTGAGGAGTCCGTCCAGCTTGTAGGGATGGAAGACCTCTCGAAGATGGTGCAGAACGGGCTTGGTGTGGGCGGTGACCTTGAAATCAGTTTGCGCGCCAGAATAACCGGTGTCGAGGTCGCCAAATCGAAGATAGAGGAACTCCAAAAGATGGCGGCGGTAGCCCAGACAAGGGAGGAACGGGCATCGATAAAGAAAGCTATCAGCCAATGGTCCCAGTATGCCGCAAGTCTTGACACAACGCAGGCACAGGGTGAAAAGACCACGGGCATGCTTGAGAATATGTCATCGATAGCGAACAGACTGTCAGGAGTTGTCGGAGAGAATGCTTCCGGCTGGCTCTCATGGGGATCAAATGTCCTCTCGGCCGTGGCCGCCGCACTTCCGGCGATAGCGTCTGTCATCGGTGGAAATATCGCACAGGCATTTGCCGGGGCAGCGGCCCAGTCACAGAGCGTGCCGTTCCCGTACAACCTCATATCGCTGGCGGCCAGTATGGCGGCGGTAGGTGCGGCTGTGGCCTCCATCCCGAAATATGCGGACGGTGGCCTTGCCTATGGACCTACCATAGGTATGTTCGGAGAGTATTCCGGGGCGAGTCACAACCCGGAGGTGGTCGCGCCTCTTGACAGGCTCAAATCAATCATCGGAGTTGAAGACAGCGGCAGGAGGAAAGTTGAGTTCAAGATCAAAGGCAGGAATCTGGTCGGCATAGAAAGAAAAGAGAACAACAGGAGAAGAAGGTCATAACATGGGAATGATGGTAAGATATACGGGAGCCTTCTATTCAAGGAAAGGCGTTGTCTGGAGGTGCAGAATCCTCCAGGAGTCCGACGTGGCGTTTCCCGTCAAACGCCTGAAATTCCCGGATGATGAGCCTCTTGTGATTGAATACAATGAGACGGCCAAGGAGGAGGTCATATGCGGGAGTACCGCGACACTGACTATCGTCTCCCCAGGTGACCGAACTTATCTTGACCTCTATTCGATAAAGGTCGGGCAGATCCGGCTTGATGTTTACAGGGATGACGTTTTGTTCTGGAGCGGCTGCCTTGACCCCGAATTCTATGAGGAGCCATATGACAGCACATCCGATTATGAGGTCAGCCTTACTTTCTCCGATTTCGGTATCCTGGACAGGATGCCTTATGACGGTTCCGGGCGCAAGACATTGAAGGAACTGCTTGACATCGCGCTTGACAAGTCAAGGCTGAATTATACATCGGTCGATGAGTCCTTGATATCGACACAGCTCACGGATGGGGCACGACTGACATTGTCCTCTCTGATGATGGCGTCGGAGAACTTCTATGATGAGGACGGTGAGGCGTCATCGTTCAAGAATGTTATCGAGGGGATATTCCAACCTCTAGGGTTACGTATGATACAGCGTGCCGGAAATATCTATGTGTATGACATCAATGGTCTGTATACGAGTAAGAACCCAGCATCGGAGATAGACTGGCAAGGTTCGGACTCATCGCTTGGCACCGATTCGGTGTACAACAACATCAAGATAACATTCTCACCGTATTCCTCCGCTGACGTCGCGGACGGTGAGCTTGATTATGATGATGTGTTCGGTCCTGAATGGACAAACCTCACATCAGACAGCTCAGGGGTCAAGTACAATAACGGGGCTGTCCCAGCTGTGAAGTCCGCTCCGACCTGCTATTCATATTACATCGACTATGACGAAAGTCATAGGCACGACCACGACTGGGACTATGCGCTGATTGACTTCACTATTTTCCAGTCTTGGGACAAAGACAAATGCAAGGGGGTTGCGGAAATAGGAAGCGGCAACTCTTTCTTTAAGATTCAGCCTATGCTCGGAGGAAATGAGACTGAGGGCGTTGTCGGAGGATTCTATACCGGTGGCCACGGATCTTTATCTTCCGGCTTTCCGAAAAGAAAGGGACTGCATCCGTCCTCGCATCCGAAAACTTTGGCTATGAGGATGGCGCGTGCCTATCTTCCGGAGATGAGTTCCGCTGACGCCGCGAACAGTTATCTGCGGATCCAGATGGAGCTTCTGTTCGATCCCCGATACAATCCGTTCTCAGACTCCGGTGACGGCAATGAGTCCGGCAATTATGATTTTGTGAAGAACAACGCCCCGTTCGCCTTCGTTCCGGTGGCGATAGTCGTATATGATGAGACCGGCACGGCATTGTGCCATTACTCGAATGAATGGCTCACCATAAATGGACAGCCGGGAAACAGTTTTGTGGCGACTGCCGAGGACAAGTATCTTTCGAAGTGGGGATGGAAGTCCGGTGATGCCGAATGGGGAGAGGCTTGGCTTGCGTACTATGACCCTGACGATGTGCTGCAGGGAACGGGAGTCATGGGTTGGCAGTGCAACCGCCAGAGTGTCGGGAAGCCGTGGACGGACGGAAGCAAGAAGGTCAAGAACCGCAAGTACCGCTATGCCGACAAATATACAGGCGACACAAAGGACTTCTGGATGTTCGACTCGTTCAAGAAACTGCCGGACGGCCAGTTCATACCTTACCCACCAAAAGGAGGTTATCTGGAAATCCGGATATACAACGGCGTGTGGGCATTCGATGACGTGGACAGATTCTCGGTGGAGGCTGACGGATATTTCAAGGACAAAGGTGGCTATGACAAGATACGTTGGCAGCTGTATAGGCTTCCGAAGGTGTCGGTCGTCAAACGTACTCTGACATTGGATGAGGATACGATGGATGACGTGGAGTATTCCGGGATTCTGAATGCAGACGCGAAAGAGGACCTTGAGCTTGACACGATCTGCGGCACCGCAGATGTCGTGTGCCCCACCGCTAAAGGCATCTATATGTCATCGGAGACAGGCGAACAGATACAGAAGCTTATGCGTGCCGGGAGGATAGACCATCCGGAACATCTGCTTATAGGAACGTTGTACAGCCAATATGCCGACAGGAGAACGACATTGTCCGGGGAGGTTTCCATTGACCCGAATGGACTGTCCTCCTATGTCGATGCCGCTCAGGGAAAGGATGTCAGATTCATCATGGGCGGGGAGGAAATCAACGTCAAGGAGGATGTGTCCGATGCCACTTTCATCGAGATGCGTCCTGACGAATATGAGGGAAAGGAGGTATGACCATGGCAAAGGAATATATAAAGAAAACAACCAACAGGGCGGCAAGACCGCGAAGCAGGAGGCTGAGGAAACTCGGTGGCACCACTTCAGGAACCGCGGTGTCCGTCATCCAGAATGGCGGCGCGAATTCCGTTGCATCCGGTGACGGCCATACCCATAAGAACCTTCCGTATCTTGACCAGATAACCACGGATAATGACGGGTACATAAACCTTACGCATCCAAAGGAAAACGAGGAGGACGGGAGTGTAAGCACCGTCACGGAAAAGGCAAAAGCCGGGTACTCCGATGAATCCGGCCATTCTTTGGAGTCCGACCACTCAAAGGATTCGGAGAAGTGGTCCGGCAGGATGTTCGGGGATTATCTTGACCAGCCGGTCAGGAAGAAGGACATAGTCGAGTTCGCCCGTGTCATTGCAGGAATTGTCGGCTCCCCTGACTTTGTGCCTGGCATAGAGGCAGGCATCGGCTGGAAGATTGATTCTGATGGGACCGCCGAGATGTCCTCCCTGACATTGAGGTCATTCCTCAAGGTTCCGCAACTCATATACAACAAGGTCCGTGTGACGGGCGGCGAGATGTGGAACACCGAGGGCGGGACAATTGCCAAGGTCACCGCTGATGAGGGAAGCGAAAGCGCATATATCCTTACGATGCAGGTGGAGGACGGTGATGTCATAGAACTGGATGTCGATGATATCTGCAAGGGTCACTATAACAGCAGCGGAGGGTTCGTGACATCATATTTCAGGGTCACGTCGGTGGATCAGGCGGCGAAGACCGTGAGAATTGTGCTCGGCGCTGATGATGCAGTTCCAGGAGGGAAAAACGCAGCCCCGGTTCCATATATGAACATCGCCAGGTATGGCAATTTTACACAGGCTGAAAGACAGAGAAGCCAGTATTTCTCGTCCTCGGAGCAGCGGATCGCATTGCTTGACGGTGTTGACCAGTATATCATCCAGCCGTCACACTTCAAGCTGATTATCGGCTCGATTCCGGACTCGTTGATTCCGAAGTCGCTGCCGTTGGGCAGACGTCCGTCGATATATCTCGATACGGTTCTGGCCAGGAACTTCATGCAGCTGGACGGGACAGGTGCTGTCGTGAAGACAATCCGAGACAGAGGTCTTTGGCAGGAAACGCCAGACGCGCCATATCTCTGCAATGAGGAATATCAGGATGAGGTCTATCATAAGTCCTGCAAGTACCGCTGCCTAGTTGAAGGAACGGCTGCGGAGCCAAGGTATGACTCCACGGACTGGCTTCTTGTGGCCGGAGACACGACACTAGAGTTGATTATTGACAGCTCTGCGGGAGAGACATTCCTGTATGGAAGACTTGAAACCACATTGACGGCGACGGTCCGCAGAGGTGTGACAGACATAACCGAAGAGATACTTGACTCGGATTGGACATGGTCAAGGGACACCGGGGATGCCGTCTCCGATGGCGTGTGGAACACCGACCATTCCGGGTGTGGAAGGAGCGTCGGGCTTACACAGGAGGATCTGCCGGTTCCGTCCGGACGTTTCATCTGCCGGGCCTATGTTAGGGACGGGGCAGAAAGCGTGGAGGCGGAGGTTGTTATTTGACGTTTGAAAGGCATTTGAAAAGCATATGAAGAAAACAAAAAGAATAGGGATCATTTATGATCCGCTGAACCTGTCCACGACAATGGTCGTGCGTGGAGGAAGCCTCACGCAGACCCATAGCGCGGAGACGGGAGAGTATATCCCGGACAGAAGCCTGACACCACTCGTTATCCGTCCTGAGGTGTATGTCAATGACCCAAACGGGGTGATTGAAAACGGGAAAGCGGCTCTGACCGGCATCTTTTGGTATGAGATTCCGCAGGATATGCTCAGCCAGATACAGGACGATTCGTATATAACTGGAGAATTGTCCCGATTCTTGATCACGGGGCAGACTTCCGGATATTCGGTGGCGCAGGACGGGACGCTGACCGTCACCAAGAACATACCATATCTTGAACCGAAAGTGTTGGTGTTCACAGCGTCATATCCTGACACGAGAAGCGGCAAGGTACTCCGCATCCAGGCGACCGCCACGTTGTCAACGGTGTCGCTGACTGAAGCCGCGTCCCTTTCACTCGACAAGCCGGCAAGCTTTGCATTCAATCCGATTGCCGATACAGGAGTCCGCACCATCAAGGCGACTTTCCTGCTTGGCGGAAAGGCTCCTGACACCAACAAATGCAATGTCGCATACTGGTGGTATAAGACCATTGACGGAAAAGAAACAATCATCGACCCGGAGGAGGATCTGTTCTATGAGAACGGACAGAATACAGACACATTGACAATCGATCCACGTTACATTGACGGGAAGGTCAAGATATCCTGCAAGGTGGAATATGCGCTGTCCGGCGAGGCCCTGCCGGCATCCCCTACGGATGATTGCCTGAAAGATGAGACTACGGTTGTGAGGCGGTATCCGGACTATGACTTCGAGCATTTCGTGCATGGTGGGGTGGAAGTCTCCCCGAATGCCGAGATGGTGAAGAATGAATGCGTGATCACGGTCGGAAGGGCTGTTGTGGAAAATCCTTCAAGATTCTTCAGCATCAAGTGGTCCATAAAACGAGCCGTATACGGAGCCGAATGGACAATCCTGGGATACGGGGAGAGCATAATGATACCGGCCGAGGAGTTCGCCAACGCATCGGATGTCGCCCTTGAGGTGAATGAACTTGACCCTTTGGGTGCGTTTATCGATGGGGATGCCGTGATATGTGACAACAATGAGATAATAACACTTTAAGGATATGAGATATTTATATGCGAAGATTCCTGTCCGGAAAGCGGAAAGTTTAGGAATCGCGGAATTCAGACAGAGAACCCCTAACGGAGAATATGTTATCGTAAATGAAAGTGACCTCCAGACCTGTGGACGATCCGGAACTTTTGAGTCGAAGGTGAAGAACTTGGGAGGGAAAGTCCTGACAGCCCAGGAAGCAAAGAAAGAGTTGAACAGATAATGAACGAGAATTATGAGCACAGTAAAAGGACAGACGACAATCAAATATGTCCGTCAGGGCGATTCCCTGACATGTACGCTGCGAAGCACTTTTCCGCTGAAGCAGTTTATATCAAACGGGAACAACATCGTTACCCCATCGTTTGCGGAGAACAAGCCGTGCATATACCCAGTGGTCAGGAGTTCGCTGAAGGCGACACGAATCGAGCCGTCGGCAAGCGGAGTCGAATGGCGGTACAATGGTCAGGAAATAGCCTTTGATGCCTCAGGTCTCAGCAAGGCTATGGGAAATATTCCTGCCGGTACATTCAAGAGCGAGACTAAGAATGTTGACGGGTTTACGGTTCCGACATTGACCATCCAGAAGGAGGTTGCATCCAGCGGCAACATCGATTCGGACACGATCGAGTTCAAGGGTACTGTGAACACCGGATTCCAGTCGGTGGTATCCTCATCGATAGAGATATCCATCGAGCAGACAGACGGGGAATCGTGCCTGGGATATATCACAATCAACAACGGTGGTGTCATTGACGATTCTACGGCTCAGCTCAACGCTACAGCCCATTTTATGATCGGAGGTGTTGAGAAGACGGATGGCGTCTCATACAAATGGTTCAGGATGAAGGTCGTGAACGGTGCTGATGGATGGGAAGCCATAAATAAGACTTCAGCCGGCATAACGATAACGGCTTCGGATGTAAATTCAAGCGAGTTGTACAAGTGCGAGATGACCTATGGAGGCAAGTCTTCAAGCGCGGTGATGGAGGTCAGCGATGAGACGGATATCCTGATCATCTATCCTAATCCTACCGACAGCGCCGGGGATAGTGTTCCGGAAGAGTTGAGCACCGCCCAGACCTCCATCGTGTATCGTCCGAAAGTGTATAAGAGGTCAACCGGGACCGAGGTGAGCGGCTTCACTTTCAACTACCTTCTCACGGATGCCGCCGGGGATACTATCGCCTCGCAGGACGGAGGCTCTTCATTCACCGTCACTATCGACCATGCGGCAAAGGCGGGAGGTGACATGACACTTATCATTTCAGCAGAGTAATGTGTATCAGAAAGATGTTGAAGCATATAACACGAATAGCTTACAAGCAGCCTCCGGAGAAAGGTGAGCGTGGAGCGCGGACGCGCCAGATAGTCTGGGCCGCAGGCATAGAGTTCTACAGCGGTGCGGACGGGGAGGCATATGCTGATTTCGCCTATTACAATGGGCAGGTGTATCAGTGTACCAAACACCATACATCCAGTTCGAATGAGACCCCGTATGATTCGGTCGAGAATAATACCGGATATTGGCGTCTTGTGCCGTCCTTCGCGAATTTCTCCACGAAAGTCCTTCTTCTTGGTACTGGCAAGGAGGGCTGGATCATGGACGAGGGTGTGATCAAGCACACATCCGGGAAGATACAGCTGATGTCGGACGGCAGCATCCGTGCGGCAGGTGGTGAGACCATTGTCAGCAAGGAAGGGCTTCTCACTACCAAGGGGGCGGCCATAGAGGACAGCACGCTGAAGGATGTGGTCGTCTATGGAACGCTTCGCCAGCCTTTCGCACATTATAGTGGGGACTGGGAGTGGGATGGCGCTGATGAAAAATCAGAGGCTCAGATGCATGACAACCTTCAAATGGAGGGAGGTGGCTCCTGGACCATTGCGGCAGGAGGTTTCCCATGGGATTCTACCCAGAACGGACGCCGAATAACGGTGATGACGCATAGGTACAACGGGGCACTGTCCTCCGGGGCAGTATCCATCACAGCCCCAAATGGAAAATACTTCTTCCAGGATGGTGCCAAATATGGTGAACTGGTACTGTCATCCCGTGAGTATGTCGAATTGCTCGGTATAGGGGAAGGCTCGATCTTTTACGGGTGGCTGATCACCAACCGAGGCAATATCGAAACTACAAAGTCCTATGGCCGTTCATTGAATGTTATTGCGCATGGGACCGTCACGGGCAGAACCTCAAACGGGACGTGCACGATGAACTACAAGACATTTGACGGAAGAACCCTGCAATGTCAAAGGACCGCCAACGGAAGGTACACCGTGTGGATTCCGACAAAATGGAACCTGCAGCCGGATGACTATCTGGTGATGTTGACCGGGGTAGGATATATTATGGATTCAAGCAGCAACAGCTCCCCGGTCAAGGCCACACTGACCGCAAAGACTTCAAGCTACTTTGTTGTGGACATCTCTGATGACGATTCCTGGAATAACGGCTCTTTCGAGTTCCAGATAATCAACATGAATGATTTCACTTACAATGGTGACATAAAGGACTAAGAAACACTAAATGACAACGCATATGAAGAAGAAAGAATTATCATCATTTAAGCAATTCACCAAGGTGGATGAGGGAGACCTGCTTTTCGGGAAGTCATTGTCCGGAAGCGAGTACGGCTTTTTCCCGGCATCGCTCCTTGGTAATGACGGCTATGCCGCGGTAAGGTTCAACCTTGACCAGTCATCCCCCGTCGGGGAACGCTGCGGAAACCTGGACTATGTAAGGCAGCTTCCGTCACTGCTTGGTTTGGGCTGCTATCTTGTGGGCGATGACCATTCAAGGAAGAAGCTCGACCCGAGCAACCACTACAAGTTCGCCACCGGAGAGGCGGCCAAGCTTGACGGCACCATGGGACAATACCAGTGGGGCGTAAGAACACCATTCTATGTGGCGACATGGATGGAGGGAAGCTATCTTTACGAAGCCGCGTCCTTGAAACCTATTCCCGGCCGTGAGTGTTATCGTGTCCCTGTATTCTCAATCGCTGCCGGGCATTCGGGCATCATTGACAGGACTAACAACATCCTGTGTTCTCTGATAAGCTCAGCGGAACAGTATCGCGGCGGTGGCGGTTCAGCCATCACTTCCGGGAACGGGTCGGCGGAGAACCTCTCGATGTTAGGGTATGCCGCGACTGAAAAGGGAACCGCAACATTTGAAGAACTCGGTCGTAAGCGTGGCGAGGGCTGGGGTGCCGGTTGGTATTGGATTGACACGGTCATCATGATACTTGCCGACATAATCCTCGGAACCAGAAACATCCAGACATCATTCAACGCATCAAAGGATGCCAACGGTCTGTGCCAGGGAGGTCTTGGTTATGGGGTTGCATCAATGCCGTCATGGAATGAGTATAACGGCTATCACCCGGTGGTGCCGTATTCTGCCGGAGTGGAGCTTGGTGATGCTCTCGGTGTCGGTTCCTATGCTGTGAAGAAGTCTGACGGAACGGTAGTATATAACGCCCCGATTCCTTGTTTCTTCGGACTGAAAAATCCATATGGGCATCTTTGGACGGGAAAGAATAGGATTGTGGCTGTAATCAATGCGGATGGGTCGTATACGTTCTATGTGGCTAAGTCCTCATTGACCGAGTGGAAGTATTCGGAGACGGCCAATATGCTTAAGGTTGGCACGATCCTGCCGTCCACGCCTGACACTTGGAACTATATCAAGCGTATCAACTTCCAGGGACTTGCAGGAATGCCTTCTGAGGATGGAGCGACATCAGCAACGTATAGAAGTGACGGATGCTATTTCCAGAAAACAACTTCTGGTTTCCGGTCTCCGCTCGGTTCTGGCGATGCTGGCGATGGTGGCCTTGATGGCTTGGCGTACTTCAGCGGTGACTATGCGCCCTCGACGTCCAATGCGAACCTGT